AGAAGTCCCTCAAGGACTGGACCGCCCAGAAGTGGCGCACCAAGTCCGGTAAGCCGTCCTCCAAGACGGGAGAAAGATATTTACCGGAAGCAGCCATTAAGGCATTATCCTCCGCAGAGTACGCGGCTACGACCGCAGCGAAGCGTAAGGGTATGAAGAGCGGCAAGCAGTTTGTGCGTCAGCCAGACAAGGTTGCCAAAAAGACAGCGAAGTACAGATAGGAGCCTACAATGGCAAAGAAGCCGATGATGAAGTTCACTCCCTGCTCCAAGTGCCCGTCGCCCGCCAAGTGCAAGGCTGCTGGCAAGTGCCTGATGAAGGGCAAGAAGTAATATGAAGACCTATCTCAGGCACAAGAGCAAGGGTACGGTGTACGAGTACAATCCGTTTCTGGCGGATCACCCGAACATCGAACAGGTGACGGAGGAACAGGCGTTCCCCGAACGGTTTGAACCCAAGGTCGCCAAGGGCCGCAAGCCCAAGGTCAGCCTGACCACGACCGACATCCCCGAACCGCCGATCAGCGATGAGATGGCGGAACTCAACGACGAACTGACGCGGAAGACGCAGGTATGATCCTCTCCGACGTGATCACAGAGGCACGGAAGCTGTTGCAGGACACGAATGCTGACGTGTCCCTTCAGCGTTTCTCGGACGCTACGCTCTTGGGGTTTGCGAACCAGACCCTGAAGCGCATTGCGCTTGTCCGTCCCGACCTCTTTGCTTACGTCGGAGAAATTTCATGCACGGCGGGCGAGGTGGTGCAGTCTGCCCCGTCCGACTCCATCCGCCTCATGGAAATCTTCCGGGTCAAGAACGGCTCCGCAGTGCGTGAGACGAACCGGCAGACCATCGATCAGACCTACCCCGGCTGGGTGGATGCCACCGCTGGTGCCACGGTCAACTGGATGCGCCACCCGCGCAACCCCAACAAGTTCTTCATCTATCCCAAGGCTCCTGCCGCGCATGTGCTGATTGGCGAGTACGCCAAGGCCCCGCCTGATTACGCCTCTGGTGACACGGTTGCCCTGCTGCCGGATGCCTACTTCACCACCGTGATCGACGGCACGGTGTTCTTGGCCGAGAGCGTCGATAACGAACACATCACCTCGGGCCGCGCGAAGATGTTCTTCGACAACTTCGCTGCCAGCCTCGAAGCCAACTACAAGACCCGCCTGTTCACCGATCTCGACAGCGCCGGTATGGACAAGAGGGAGCTTCCCTGATGGCGACCCGCACCTTCGTCTCGCTCGAAAACAAGATTGCTGCCAACGTGCCGGGGTGCCCGCGCCCGACCATCGAACAGTTCGTGCGCGATATCGCCATCGAAGTCTGCGAGAAGACACTGGTGTGGCGGTACGAGCAGGACCCGATCACGCTCACCTCCGGTGTCTACGAATACGACTACGACATCCCCACCGGCAGCGAGGTGGTCGCTGTGATCCACGCGGCGCTCAACTCTGGCGTCGAGTTCCTCAACACGCTGGACCCGGCAGTTCAGGAAGACCTGCATCGCATGTACCCCGACTGGCCGTCTGCCGACGCCAATAAGCGGTCGTCGCCGCGCTTCGTCGGGCAGTTCGACCCCGATCATTTTGTGGTGGCTCCCGTCCCTGACAGTACGCGGGTGTATACCGTTAAGATGTTTCTGGCATTGAGGCCGACGCCTGATGCCACGGGGATGGACAAGATCGCCTTCGATGAGTGTGAGCAGTTGATCACGCACGGCGTGCTTCAGCATCTTCATACACTGCCTGACAAGTCGTGGACGGACTACAATCTGGCGTCCTATCACGCCAAGCAGTACACGTATAAGACGGCTCTTCGCCGCGCCAAGGCCAATCTTGGTGCCACCCGTGCGCCCCTGACCGTGCGCATGGTTCCTCTTGCATAGGTGACAGCATGTCTGAAGTGATCAAGGTTGTTCAAGGTGACACGAAGCCGCTCATCACGTTGACACTGACGGATGAGGCGACCGGCGATCCGTTCGACCTCTCCAACCCATCGACTACCGTCAGCATCAAGTTTCGCGCCACCGGCACGACCGCTACTCCGCAGATTATCTCCTGCGCCAAGGTTGACGCGGTGAATGGTGTGGTGGAGTTCGACTTTTCCGGTGGCATCCTTGATGTGGACCCCGGCATGTATGAGGGCGAGATCGAAGTGAATATCGATGGCGCTACGCATACGGTATATGATGTTCTCAAATTCCGGGTCCGTGCGGACTTCTAACGAGGAGATAGACTATGGCACTTCAGTATTCTGTGACGGTTCGCAACGCTCAGCTTGATGCGTTCGAGACGGCAATCGGCGCTTCAGCGGTCCTGAAGATCAGGAGCGGTACGGTTCCGGCTAACTGCGCCGCTGCTGACAGCGGTACGGTGCTGGCGACACTCAACCTGCCCTCCGACTGGATGGCGGCGGCGTCGGCTGGCTCCAAGGCCAAGTCTGGTACGTGGGAAGATACGGCTGCTGATGCTACGGGCACGGCGGGTCACTTCCGCGTCTATGCCTCGGACGGCACCACCGTCCACATGCAGGGCACCATCACGGCGACGGGCGGTGGCGGCGACATGACGGTGGATAACACCTCCATCGCTTCTGGTCAGACGGTCACGGTCACGGGCTTCACCATCTCTGCCGGTAACGCTTAAGGGGTTCTCCCATGACTGACGTGTTCAACCGCGCCAGAATGACGACGGCGACCGCAGGCACGGGCACGATTACGCTCGGTTCTGCGGTCACCGGCTATCAGTCGTTCGCGGCTGCGGGTGTCACGGATGGCACGGTGGTTCACTACACCATCGAAGACGGTACGGCATGGGAGATCGGCACTGGCACCTACACGGCGTCGGGTACGACGCTGTCTCGCACACTGGTGGAAAGTTCTACGGGGTCATTGCTCAACCTCAGTGGCTCTGCGTCGGTATTCATTACCGCCCCGACCTCCGCGATCAGGAACCTCGACGCGGTCAACCCATCGGTTGCCCGCAGTAATCTGGAGATCGACGGTCAGCAGACGATCTGGGTTCCGGCCATCGCAATGGTCCCACGCACCACTAACCCCCCAGCATTGGGGTCAGTGGAGACGACCACGAACCGCGTGATGCTTCGCACGCTGAACTTCGATACGACCACGCAGGAGTTCGCGCAGTTTGCCATCCAGATGCCGAAGTCGTGGGACGAGGGCACCATCGTGGCACAGTTCGTCTGGTCGCACGCGGCGACCACGACCAACTTCGGCGTGGTGTGGCAGTTGCAGGCAATAGGTTTTACCGATGATGATGCCGCAGACGCCGCGTTCGGAACCGCACAGACGGCGACCGATACCGGTGGCACGACGAATGATATCTATATTTCTCCCGAGACAGCCGCCATCACCGTCGCTGGAACCCCGGCACCGGAGGAGTGGGTTGTCTTCCAAGTGGCGCGTGTCCCTGCCAACGCCTCCGATACGATGGCAATCGACGCTCGTCTGCACGGCGTCAAAATCCACTACACCACCAATGCAGCGCGGGATGACTAAGCCATGCTGCGTGCAACGCAACTGGTAGGGTGTGGGCGTCACGGACTCACCGGCATCACCTATGTCGGAAACCAGACGTTTACGGGTCAGGCGTCGGGAACCAGAAACTTCGCGAACGTCAACCTCGGGGCCTCCAATGGCGAACTCATCGTCTTGGGTATCACGACGCGCATTGGTAACAACAACTGGAATATCACAGCCGTCACAGTAGACGGTATAGCGGCAACCCTCGTCAACGGGTCAAAGTTCGACGGCGGCGGCGACTTCCAAGGGGCTTACCTCTATCGCGTGACGGGGGTTACGGCGGCGACCGCCACCGTGTCGATTACGTTTTCCAATACCGTTGCTGACGTGAACATCGCTATCTGGAATTTGTTCGGGGTCAACCCAATACCGTTTGCTAGTGCTACAGATGCAGGTGCTGTTCCGTCCACTGTAAGTATCAACATCCCCGAGAATGGTTTGGTGGTGGGGTCATCGGTGAAGAAACTTACCGGCACAACAACGTGGACGGGGGCGACTGAGAATTTTGACGTGGCGATTACAAACCAGCAGTCTTCGGGTGCGAGCATTGCGCTCGTCGCTGCTGAAACTGCCCGATCTATTTCTTCGTCAAATGCCAACGTCTGTACCGCCGCATCGTGGGGGCCATAAATGATTACTGAGTTTGCACTTCTGATTGATGGTGAGTTCAAGGAAATTCGCCGCTACGATACGAAACCCGAAGATATTCCCCACAAGAAAGTGGTGTGGCACCCTGTCGTGCGCGAGTACGGCACTCCGTTCGAGGGCCTTGAGGGTAGTGACTGGGTGGTCCGCACGGTTGATCCGGCCACGCTCCCACCGGATGTACCGGATTACATTTCGCGTCGGCAGGCTGCACTTCAACTTTACGCCTTGGGCTACATCTCCGCGCAAGAAGCTCTCGACATGACCAAGACGGCGACGGTTCCTGCTGCCATCGCGGCGATCTTTGACGCTCAGGTTGGGGAGGGGAACTGGACGCCAGAGCAGCGTATCTTTGCTGAGATTGACTTCGCCGCCATCAACTACTATCGCAACAACTTACTGCTGGACCTGATGGGTCTTTCTGAGCAGGAGAAGGATCAGTTCTTCGTCGCGGCTTCACTGTTGTAGGTTAGACGATGCTTGGTTTTGACGCCCTCGCAAAACTACCCTTAGCAGCGGCTCCTTCAGCCGGTGTTAATGCGAGCGTGTCTGCCACGCAGGCTGGTGACAGTGTCAGCGCGACGGCGGCTGTCACGGTCAAGGCTGTACTCTCGCAGACCCAAGCTGGTGACAGTGTCAGCGCGACAGCCGCCGTCGCGGTCAAGGCTACACTTTCACAGACCCAAGCTGGCGACAGTGTCAGCGCGACAGCCGCCGTCGCGGTCAAGGCCGATCTTTCACAGACCCAAGCCGGTGACAGTGTCAGCGCGACAGCGGCTGTCGCGGTCAAGGCTACCCTTTCACAGACCCAAGCTGGTGATACCGTTAGCGCCGAGTACACGCTATCCACTGGTACGGTCGCCAACCTTGATAAGACCCAAGATGACAACACTGTCAGCGCGACGGCGGCTGTTGCTGTTAAGGCCGATCTCTCGCAGACCCAAGCTGGTGACAGTGTTAGCGCGACGGCGGCTGTCGCAGTCAAGGCCGATCTCTCGCAAACCCAAGCTGGCGACAGCGTCAGCGCGACGGCGGCTGTCGCGGTCAAGGCCGATCTCTCGCAGACCCAAGCTAATGACAGCGTCAGCGCGACGGCGGCTGTCGCGGTCAAGGCTGATCTCTCACAGACCCAAGTCGGTGACAGCGTCAGCGCGACAGCGGCTGTCGCGGTCAAGGCTACACTCTCACAGACCCAAGCTGGCGACAGTGTCAGCGCGACGGCGGCTGTCGCGGTCAAGGCTGCACTCTCGCAGACCCAAGCCGGTGACAGCGGCAGCGCGACAGCGGCTGTCGCGGTCAAGGCTACCCTTTCGCAAACCCAAGCTGGCGACAGTGTCAGTGCTTCTATCGAAGCCACGACGTTTGCTACGCTGTCCCAGACGCAGGCAAGTAACACCGTCGTCGCCACGGCGGCGGTCAGGGTTGCCGGTACGCTTTCGCGGACCCAAGCTGGCGACAGCGTCAGCGCGACAGCCGCCGTCGCGGTCAAGGCTGTACTATCTCAGACGCAAGCCAACAACGTATCGGTTAGTTCTGTCGAAGCCACGACGTTTGCCACGCTGGATCAGACCCAAGCTGGTGACACCGTACAGGCTACGATTGTAAAGAGCCTCTTTGAGGCACCTTGCGTTATCAGGGCCACGGCGTCGGTTGCGGCAATTGTCGCAGACGTGACAATTGAGCCAGTTGTAAAGCTGCGGGCTACTGCAACTTACACGTATCTTAAGGCATCGTATGAGGTACATAACACACCAGCGGTTGTAAGTAACCTCCGACTGGCTGCGTCTGTTGCAAGCCCCCGGCTCGTCGCTTCTGTCTCCTACCCGCGAGTTACGTTCGACACCTGCTGGGATGTGGTAGCCGAGAGGGAAGCCGCTTGATATGTCCGCACGTATTAGTATAACATACGCAAGCTTTTGGAGATCGACATGGCCGTTTTGGTGAAGAACAACGCCTACAGCACACTGGCGTCCACGATCACGGATGTCGCCACGTCGATCTCACTTGCTGCCGGAACTGGTTCGCGGTTCCCCGTGATCTCTGGCGGTGATTACTTCTACGCAACACTGATCGATACCTCCAACAATCTGGAAGTGGTCAAGGTCACTGCCCGTTCGACCGACACGCTTACCGTGGTGCGTGCGCAGGACGGGACGACGGCGCGGGCTTACTCCTCTGGCTCTCGCATCGAACTCCGCATCACCGCTGCGCTGATCCAAGATATCCGCGACGGCATCACGCCCGGTGATGGCACTGTCACGGCGGCAAAACTTGCGAGTAATGCGGTTGAGACAGCCAAGATTGCCGCCGACGCCGTTACCTTCGCCAAAATCCAGAACATCGCCACAGCCCGTGCGCTGGGGCGCTCGTCGGCACTCTCAGGTGATGTCGAAGAGATCACTGCTTCGCAGCTTCTCGACTTTCTGGGCACCACGCAAGGCAACGTCGCATACCGTGGGGCCAGCGGCTGGGTAGTTCTGGCTCCGGGCACTGCCGTTCAGGCTTTGGTGTCAGGTGGCGCTGCTGCTAACGTCGCATGGGGCAAGCCGTCCTATGCACCGGATGTGATCATCCAAGACCAGAAGACCTCGGGTACTGACGGCGGCACGTTCAACAACACCGAAGACCGGACGCGGACACTGAATACACTGGTCCGCAACCTCAACTCACTCGCTTCTCTTTCCTCGAACCGCTTCACGCTCCCTGCTGGGACCTACTTCATCGAGTGGTCGGCACCGGCCTATAAAGTGGACTCGCATCAATCACTACTCTATAACGTCACGGACGCCGTAGTAGTTGCCAGAGGGCAAAGTGCATTCTCTAACAACGGCGGTGATTACGCGGGTAATGAGAGTTCTGGGTGTGCGGTTGTTACCATCGCGGCGAGTAAGGCGTTCGAGATCAGACATCGTGGTTCGGCATCAACAGCAACAGTTGGGTTTGGTCGTGCCTGCGGGTTTAGCACCGAAGTCTACACCATCGTCAGAATTTCTAAGGTGTTGGAGTGATCCCCCTCATGGACAGCGAAGCTCTGAGAGTACTGAACGTGATCATGCAGTGGATCGTAGCCCCAGTGGCTGCGTTCGTCTGGGTGCTTTACCAGAAACAGCAGACACACCACACGGATATCGCGGTCCTGAAAGCTGAGACTGCGTCTGCGAAACTGTCGCATGACCGTGAGATCAAGGAAATCCGAGAGACCAGTCGTGCCATCATGGACAAGCTGAGTTCGATAGAGGAGGCCCTGCGCAAGTGAAGCTGACGCCCAAGGACGAAGCCCATCTCAAGAAGCTCCACCCCGATCTTGCGCGGGTGGTGCGCCGTGCTGCCGCCATCTGGCCGCACAAGGACCGCATTTTTTTCATCACCTGTTCGCTGCGCACTCTTGCGGAGCAGAAGGTTCTCGTCGCCGCAGGCGCATCCAAGACGATGCGCTCCCGGCACTTACCGGGCAAGACCAATAAACTCTCCCACGCAGTCGATTTTGCCATCAAGCTCAACGGCAAGGTCCGTTGGGATGAGCCACTGTTCAAGCAACTCGGCCCCATCGTGAAGAAGGCCGCGAAGGATGTCGGTGTCCCGGTTGAGTGGGGCGGCGACTGGAAAACCTTCAGCGACAAACCACATTTTCAACTGCCGTGGAAGAAGTACCCCGGCTAACACAGGAGACGTGTATGTTCACTTCGATTGACAAGGCGCTTGTCGCACTCATCATGGGTCTGCTGTTCATCGTGCAGACCTACACTGGGTTCAACCTTTCTTGGATCAGCGCCGAAACGGTGACGACCATCATCGGTCTGCTGACCCCGGTTCTTGTCTGGGCGATCCCCAACAAGAAGGCGTGACATGGCTTGGCAGGAGGGAGTGGCGGTCCTGTTGGTGTGCATCGGCCTTCTGGCCGGTGCGTTCATCTATGGCCGTCGCCCTTCCTTCTGGATTGAGTTCGGTGTCCGCGTGTTCACGGCGCTGAAGCCGAAGATTTTCGAGTACCTGCGGCGCAACACCCCGGAGGTCGAAGCACGGATGCACGAGTGTATTCGACGCGGCGGGGAGTGGGATAACTTCAAGAAGCGGTGTAGGGATCGGCGGTAATGGCTGGCATCAAGATTTCAAACTTTCTGGGTATCGCGCCGAAGATTTCCCCGGAGCTTCTTGGTGCGCAGTTTGCGCAGGTTGCCGTGAATGCCAAGCTCTACTCTGGCGATCTTATCCCTTACCGCAATCCGAAAGATGTGGGTGACACGTTTCGTGCTGGCACGGCGCAGACCATCTACCCGATGCGCGATCCCAACGATCCGACGATCAACAAGTGGCTGTCGTGGCTGACTGACGTTGATATCGCCGTACCGACGACGCTGGAAGAGAACGAGCAGCGCATCTACTACACGGGTGACGGCGCTCCGAAGGTTACCGACTACGCGATGGCGATCAGCGGTGGCGGGCCGTATCCGGCGTCTTCGTATGACCTTGGACTCCCCCTCCCTTCGGTGAAGCCGACCACTTCGTTCACGGCGTTTTCCGAGAAGACGACCAGCACGATTGAGCGCGACGGCAACAACACTGCAAAGATCGTCACGACGGCAGCGCATGGCCTCATCACTGGCACGAACATCAGCGTTGCCAAGTTGACCTATCGCACCGGTACGTATTCACGTACCGGCAGCACGGTCACCGTCACCCTCAACGGCCATGGTTATGACACCGGCACGCAGCTTTACATGACCTTTGAGCCGTGGACGACGGCAGCGGTGACGAACCAGAACGGTCTTGTCCAGACCGGGACCTATGTCATCACGAACACCGGCACCAACACCTTCACCTTCGAGGACCCGGCGAACAACGGTGCAACTACCGGCACGCCCGATGTCTACGTCGGCCTATACGACTTCAACACCAACGAAGCTGAAGTCACGGTGGTGGACAGCACGACGTTCACCTACCCGTCCATTGGTCCCAAGACGCCGACAATCTCTGTCTCGACCGGCAAGATCAATCTCGCGGGTAATCCGCAGAGCCGCAAGTATGTGTACACTTGGCTGACCCCGTGGGGTGAAGAGTCGATCCCCAGCGAACCGTCTGATGCGATCTACATCCGCGAAGGGCAGGTTGTCACTGTCGGCACTCTCCCGACCGCGAAGCCTTCGGGAAACAACAACGTCCGTGGGTTCCGCCTTTATCGCACGGTGACCGGTGCGACGGGCACGGCGTATCTTCGCCTCAAGACCGTGTACTTCTCCAACACACTGGTGTCCGCTTCGCGCACGACGAACGTGGCGACGGTCAAGACCACACATCCGCACATGCTTGTCGTAGGCGACAAGATCAAGATCACGAGCGTAGCCTTCGGTGGATCACCCGACACGAGCTTCAATGCGACCGACGCCCTCGTCGCGTCCGTCGTAGACAAGTACACCTTCACTTACGCCAGCACCGGTACGAACAAGGCGACGACCGCCACATCGGCAGGCACGCTGTTCTGGGATATCGCGGAACCCGACAGTTCCACCTCGCGGTACTATGAGTCCACCACATTTGTGGATGACTACGATGTCAGCGGTCTGAGCATCGGTCTGGACACTGTCAATGCCGATGCGCCGGATGCGAACATGAAGGGCCTCGCCATGGCCCACAACAACATCCTGATCGGCTTCGTGGAGAACGAACTCTGCTTCTCGGAGCCGGGGCGTCCGTGGTCTTGGCCGATTGCCTATCGCCTTGTGTTCGAGTACCCCATCGTCGCCGTCGCGCCGGTCGCGGGTTCGATCCTCGTGATGACCACGGAATACCCGTATATCGTTGACGGTACTGTTCCTGAGAACATGGGTTCGCGCCGCATCGACATCCCGCTGCCTTGCACCTCGAAGCGCGGCGTGACCAATATGGGCACCTCCGTCATGTATCCGACGTGGGGCGGCATCGCCATGTATGGCCCGGATACGGGCGCAGTTCTCGTCACCAAGGCACTCTACGACTTCGACTCGTGGAAGGAAGCATACGACCCCACGACGATGATTGCTGAGTTCTATAACGGCAAGTATTTCTGTTCGCACAGCGATGGTTCGTTCATCTTTGAGCGAGACGATCAGGTCGGCGGTGTGTTCGTCACGACGCCCATCAGGTTCAGCGCGTCCTATTACGACGGGCGCTACGACAAGTTCTACTTCACCACCGATGATGTTGATATCATCTATGAGTGGGATGCTTCCGATCAGCCGCTTCTGTCACTGGAATGGAAGTCCAAGGTCTTCGTTGACAAGGGCTATATGAACATCGGCGCTGCCCGCGTCGTTGCGGACTACAGTTCGTCTTCGGAAGAAGCCGATGCGATTACGGCGTTCAACCTCGAAGTCGTCGCGTTCAACACGACCCTGTGGACCTATGTCCCGCAACTTGGCGTTCTCAACGGCCCGCTCAGCTACACTGACCCGGATACGCTGACCACGGTCGATCCGCTCGGCACGCTCAACACGGTGATGTTCAATGGCGACCAGTTCATGCAGTACCGCCTCGAACCGGTCGGTTCCTACTTCGTGAACTTCAAGCTCTGGGCCAACAAGATACAGATCGCAGATGTGGTGATCTCGGACTCTGACATCTTCCGTCTCCCCACAGGGTACAAGTCCGATACGTTCGAGGTGTCGGTGTCAGGTTCTGCCCGCATCCGGTCGATCCACTTCGGTGAGACCCCAGCAGGATTGGTGAACGTATGAGTTTTGCTGCTCTTCCTCCGGTTCCGCAGTCTGGCCTCACCGAGGCCGAGTATCGCCTGCTGGCTGCGATCCACGAGAATATCAACCTGCTCACCGGGCAGAGTACCCGTGTCAGCAAGGCTATCGTATCCGGGCAAGTCACGGTTGCGGGTGCCCCGGCTGGGAGTGCAACTCCGGTTGCAGTTTCCGGGGCTGCTGCCACTGACATCGCTCAGATAGCAGCCACTTTGCAGGTCCTCATTAACGATGTACAAGCATTGCGCGATACGGTAAACATACTCGTCGCACAGCTTCGTAGCTGATCAGGAGACATGGCATGAAGAGAGGTGGGCTTAATCCAGAGGGCGGGTTCGACATCCGCAGACTCCTGCCCCAGAACCCCTATGTCAATGTCAATCCAATGGCGACTGCTGCGCCAGTTGGGTCTTCGACCCCCATGTCGGGATCGACACTCAACATTCGCGCACCGGGTATGCCGCCCGCTTACGCAGACGGGGGAATGGTGCCTCCTGCCCCCAGTGCAGCCCCGCCGCAGGCCGGTATGGCACCCCAACAGCCCGGTCTTGCTCCATCAGGCGGGGCTGCACCCCAGCGCATGTCGCTCCAGCAGCTTCAGCAGGAAGCCCAGAAGTTCGCGCAGGCGAACCCGCAGGCAATACAACTCATCCGTGAGTCTCTGATGGAGGGCGTCCAGTCGGGTGACGTGACCCCGCAGCAGATCACGATGCTGGTTCAGATGGCGGTCGCCGCCGCCCAGAACCCTGAACTCTACCCCCGCCTTCGCCAGATGGCGATCCAGCAGGACTTGGCTGACGAAGAAGACCTGCCCATGCAATACGATCAGGGCATCGTCTTCTCGCTCATCGTGGCTGGTACTGCGATGCAGCAGGCCGGTGGTGCAATGCAGCAGGCTCCTGCTACTCCCGCCCCGCAGGGCGCGACTGCCATGATGAAGGAAGGCGGGCACATCCCCATGACCCGCAGCCCCACGGGCGACAACACAGGCCGCGCCGACGACATCCCGATCCGCGTCTCCGGTGGTGAGTACGTCATCCCGAAGCACGTCGTGGAGCGCAAGGGCACGGAGTTCTTCGACAAGCTCATCGGTAAGGATAAGGTGCAGGCATGACCCAGATCACTTACATCAAGTCGGCGCTGAACCACTCTTCGGCCATGACGACCCCCGCCGTGGCGCTCACACAGTTCGGTCTGTGGGGCAGCATCAAGCGGGCGTTCAAGAAGTTCGCCAAGCCCCTCGCCGTCGTCGCTGGCATCGCGCTGGCGATTGCCGTTCCGTTCATCGCTGCCCCAGTGGCAGGGTTTATTTTTCAGGGTACAGCCCTCGCTGCTGGTGCAGGTACGTTCGGGGCCACTATCGGCGGTGCCCTTGCCGGTGCTGGTCTTGGCGCTGTTTCAGGTGCCCTGACGGCCTATGGCACAGGACAGAACGTCCTCATGGGTGCCGCACTTGGCGGTTTGGGCGGCGGTATTGGCGGTGGTTTTGCTGGATATGCAGGCGGAACGCTTGGAGCCGCAGGTAGCGCAGCCGGTACGGCAGGAACGGCAGGAACGGCAGGAGCGACTGAAGTTGCCGCACTTGGCGGTGGTCAGTACGCTGTACCTACTTCTGCTTCCATCGGCGGCGCGGCCCCGGCCACGGTTGCTGGTCAGGTCGGTATGCCTACGGGTATGGCTGCTGCCGCAGGCACGAGTGTCGCTTCCGGCATCGGCTCCAAGCTGCTCAACGCAGCCATTCAGGCGGCTCCGGGTGCCATCGGCACCGTCGTTGCCGGTCTGTCGGACGCCGACGCCGCGCAGGCACAGGCAGAACTTCAGGCTGAGATGGCCCGTCTCCAGCAGTCCGATATGGCTGCATACCAGAAGGCCCGCGAACTCTACGACACACTGGTCGCCACATACGGTCAGATTGACCCCACGGCCCTCGCGCAGTCTGCTGAAGCTGACGTTCAGCGCCGAGTGGCGCAGCAGTCCAGTGAGAACCTCCGTAATATTGAGATGTCAGGTGGTGCATCTGGCAAGCAGTACAAGGAAGCTGAAGAGCGCAGACTGCAAATCGAAGGCGCAGGTATGGGGTCCACGGCTTACGGCAACGAGTACTGGCGGTCCTTCGGTGCAAAGCTGCAAGGTCTGGCAGGTCTGACGGCTGCGGTTCCTCGCTATGACAGTCGTACATCGCAGTACCTTCAGGATAACCTTACCCGCGCCGAAGGGCGGCAGGCCGGTCTTGCTTCTGACATTGCTGGCATCCTCACACCCTTCGCGGAAGAGTTCAGACCGCGTGATTTGACATTGACGAGTGAAGACGAAGAGCGGCGGCGACGGTCCCGCAGTGGTCTGTACTCGACCGAAGGCTTTACGGACAGCGGCGCATAACAGGAATAATATCCGATGGCATACACTCCGGGTCTTTACACTGCTGCCAGCGCGGCTGCTGCCACTGAGCGTGAGCGTTATGCCCAA